AATAATGGTAAAGCTAACAAAAGACCAGATACAAGTCCTGCTTCAAGTTCTACAAAGAACCCAAATTAGCGGTGCTGATGCAGAAGTAATAGCAGAACTCAAAGCTGTGCTCGGAAAGGCTTTAGTGCCTAAGCCAGAGAAGTAATGATCCTTTACTGCAAATATTGTCAAAATATAATAGAGAAGAAGAGTGATGATCTCAAGGAGGGGGAACTTATTGAGAAGATTTGCTACTATTGTGGCAAGAAACAGACATTCATTAGTGCAGGGACTAATTGGTAATAGAATATAATGGATAACTTAGAAATTAAAATGGTAAAACTAGAAACGAACTTCAACAACCTAAAGACTAACAACTCTAAAGAGCATAAGGCTATTATGGGAACACTTAAAAAGATGAGTAACGAGCAAGTACCCAAATGGAGGGTTGAGATGTTAGAAAAAGTAGTATATGGTGGATTAGGAATTATATTACTAGCGGTTCTGTATAAATTTTTAGAACTAATAAGACTATGAAACCACTTAAAGATTGGAATGTTGGGCGAGGATATAGACACGGTAGCCCTACATTCTATTCAAGTTTTCACTTAGGGGTAGATTATATGACTCCAACTGGAACAAAAATTCTTGCTCCGTTTGATGGTGAGATAGTTCTGTCAAAATATCTTCCACAAGGAGGAAATACAGTTTGGTTTAAACCAAACAATCAGAGTGTCATAATTCGCTTCCTACATCTCTCAGAGAGGCTAGCAGTAGGTAAGTACTCTGAGGGTGAATTACTTGGCTTAACGGGCAATTCTGGAAGCCGCACAAGGGGTTCTCATTTACATCTCGACATTTCAAAAGATAAAGTTATCATAAGCAACTACAAGAACTTTATAGACCCAGATAAATTTAATTGGGGTACTAAATCTAAAGAAGAAAATATGTATAACATTAAGTCAGTTCTTAAAAATGAGATTGAGAAAATTACTGGCGATGACTATGGTAAGGTGATGGCTGAAAACGAACAAATACGAGCCGCCAAAGACCTTAAAGAATACCGCAAAGAGTGTGAGGAGATGGACGTGGATGGAGAATTAATCACTGAAATAGAAGAATTGCGTGTTAAGAACAGTAAGTTAGAGAATGAAAATAACATTCTTAGGGGTGAAAAGGGTGTACTGGTGGATAAAAATAAGCGTGGTTTAGAAGCTGAGGGCTTACTAACTTTATTATCAAGTGCAATTAAGAAATTAATTCAATGGAAATGAATCAAATAGTAGATTTCTTAAAAGGTAAAAAGACCTATATAGTGTCATTCCTTATGATACTACTAGGCATACTTCAACAAGACAGCGAACTAATCATGGAAGGATTGGCATTCGCATTTATTAGAGCTGGGGTATCTAAAATGTAATCTAACTATCTGCGTGAATTCTTTGCATGTATTTTAGTAATAGCATTTATAGTCGCACTACTAATGTTGGCTACAATCTTCGCTTTTAGAAGTATTACAGAGGATGTAAAAGTGGAACAAAAGACATACACAGTTGAAGACCCTCACATAAGGGATAACCAGCGACAGTCTATTTTACAGTTGACAATTTAAATTTCTAGTGTATAGTATGATTGCCTTCACAGAGGCGGCGAAAGCCCGTTGAGGCAGTTAACCATCTGGGATGCTGCCCTTCTGTTAATATTCAATTTTGAATAAAAATGTGGAGCAGATCAGGTGAGAATACAAATAAAAGAGCCGTTAAGGATGGAATAAAACAACTGCGTAAAAGAAAAAGAACATTAGCTGAAATCAGTGCTGACATAGAGAAGGTTAACTCTATGAACCTCTCAGCCAAGGACAGAACCGAAATAATGGACAGGTTGTTTGAAGAAAAAAGAAGAAATGTATAAATTTCTTAATTAAGTATAAAAACATGGCAATAGCAACAATCATTATAGGAGCAATACTATTTGGCTGTGTTTTAGCAGGTGGAGTTATAGCGTCAATAGCGTTCATTACTTTTAGAAAACTATATTAGGATTTCCTAGGTAGGGCAGTGCTTTTGGTTTCACCTCCTTCTCACTGCGGAGGTTTCGATTGCCTCCAAGTCCATTACTTGACAAATAATAGATTGGTGTAATACTAGAATTACCGTTATAGGTACTGTTTAACAATTTGAATCCCTGATACATAAAGCTATTTTAACGCATTCTGTTCTGGCTGTATCAGGACAGGACAGAAGCTGTTAGAGTAGCTTTTTTATTACTAAAAAAACAAATGGATTCATTCATTCCAAATACAACCCCCACCCCAAACTGGCTATATAATGGAGAGATGAAAAACATGTCTGATACAGAACTAAGGGTTGTGCTACTAATAACCAGAAAGACACTGGGTTGGAAAGACATAATCAATGGTGGTAGAAAAAAGAACGACTATATAAGCCAATCTCAGTTTATGGAATTTACAGGAAGAGGAAATCAGGCAATAGCAAGAGCAATTCAAGTGTGTGTGCAGAATGGTTGGATAATAGCAGTAGATAAAGGGGGTGTTGTTTTAGACACACCCACCAAAAGAGCCAGAAGAAAAGTTATATATCAATTGGGTAGTATATTTCTCAAAAAGGTATCTGGTGTGAAAATCACACAAGAAGGTAAAAAGCATAAATCTGGTGTGATTAAAAACAAATCTAGTGTGAAAAGAACACTAGAATCTGGTGTGAAAATCACACAGTACAAAAGAAACTTAATTAAAGAAACTAATACAAAAGAAATTAATCTAGCAAAACAAAGTTTTGCGGGAAAAGATATTCAAAAAGCTATTGAGTTATTCAGAAAAATTAATCCCTCTTATGAGAGATTGTTTTCTAACAAGACACAGCGTGCTTCAGTAGAACGCCTGCTTAAAAAATATGGTTCGGATTTTTTACAGCGAGCCATTAACGCAGCCGCCAAATGTTTAACCATTCAGTATGCTCCGACAATTACCACGCCATATCAACTAGAGTCTGATTTGGGAAAGCTGATAGCCTACTACAAGACCAAGAAATCTAAATCTAATTTTGTTAAAATAACCAAAGATGGACAAATACAAGGCAGTATTAACTAGTGGAGATGATTTTACGCTTAATGACAAAGAGTTTTCCGCATTGAAAAAGGCGTGGCAGGCCGGGGCGAATCCAATAGAGATAGCTGGTCGTCTAATCAATCCTAACTGTATAGTATATGTCGGAGAACACGAAATGTCAGCACACATAGAAAGAATAGAAGCTTCTAATAAAAGAATGAGAATGATAGACGCCGGACAATCTAAAGAAGTTGATAAAATAGAAGCCAAGAAAAAGCGGTTGGCTCAAACATTTCACATCAATCCAGTTAAGGTAGATATCCCAGACAATCCCATAGATAAAAACAAATATGACGAAGAAGGACACCCCGACTATTACACCAACAAAAATGGCGAGAAATGCTACTCTTGAAAAACGGCAAAATATTAAATCTCCCCATAGAAGAACAACTGATTCAAAAACACAAACAAGGTAAAAAGTTTAAGGTGAAAATGAAGGGTGGATCTTTTACGCAAGATGATATATTTAGCTACTCTATTACAAAACATAAAGGCATAGCCCAGATGAAACTAATAATACAAAAGCATAAAACAAAACAACACTTGACATAATTAAAGTAGTGTATATAATATAGAAAATAATTAAAAGAAATCTATGAGAGGAGATTCCCCCACCATCTATAATCTATCATACTTGGAAAAATTAAGGAATAAATTGTCTAATCTATATAATGAGTTGTTTTATGGAATAACTGAAGGGTTAAAAAGTGAGAATAATAAACTTCGAGATAAAATAATAAGACTTAAGTTTGCTGATAAGGTTGTAATAGTTCAGCCAACTATTGAAGTAAGGGGACTGGGCAAACTAAAAAAAGCTCTATTTTTAGATGGTAAGTATCTTCAGATTCAAGGAAATTATTTTAATATCACAACCAAAAACAAAGCACCATTTCATCTTGAAGCAGATAATAGTGTGGTAAGTGACAATGTATTTGAGTTTAAAAAGCCTAAAAAATAACCATGAGACTCTGTATGAAATTCAACTGGCCAATAGGAGAACCCTCTTTTCTCTATGATGAACTCCTAACTATTGAAGAAATCCTAAAGTGTATTGAAGAAGGGGCAACCACTGAGTTAATAATCATTAAAAATAAAGATGAGAAGTAAAACATTTGAAAAAGAGTATTCTTTATATGCACTAAAAAAAGCAATCAATGAACTGATGTACCACAAGTTCACAGAGAAAGAAAAAGAAGAACTCAAAGAAAGAGAAGACGAACTAAGAATCTTTAACAATGTAAGAGCAAAACAATGGAAGATATAATTCTCAAAGTAGATCACATAGAAGAATTTATCCAACTAGCCAAAGAACTAGATGTAGAAGAAGATGAAGCAGTAGAATACTGGAATGAATACTGGAGTAATTATCAATAACCCAAAACAATGAAAACAACACCACTAAGAGCTATCAGGAGGCAGTGTCTCTACTGTATGTGCGGTAGTGCCCACGAAGTCAGACTATGCCCAACCAAAGATTGTTCCCTGTGGGAATTTCGTTTTGGCAGGGGGAGACCCAAACTAAAAGATATAAGGGCAAAATGTTTTGATTGCGGAGAGGGGACGGCACACGCTATAAAGAACTGTGAGTTTCCAGAATGTCCATTGTATATTTACAGGCTTGGAAAAAATCCTGCTAGGAAAGGATTGGGCAACGCTAAGAATTTCAAATCTAAGACGAGATAGTTCCACCCAAAAGCCGATTCATTAAAAAGCTACCCGTCATAAGACCATACAACCTTTTAAAAATTTAAGGGCTTCTGACTGGAGATAACAACTTAATAATAACCATGAGTAAAATAACAGAAATTACATACAGCAAAGGGCTGACTATACAGGTTAAGCAATATGAACCTACAACCCTTCACTTTTCAGCCAAAGCAGAAGTAGCAGAAGGAGATAATATCTCCGAAGCCTACGGAGAACTAAAAGACATAGTTCACGGAGAAGTAGTCAAAGAAAAGAATCGCATAGAAGGATCTATTGGAAGAAAAGGAGAAGAAAAAGTAATGGAGTTCACAGAAAATATGGAAACAGGCAAAGTAGAAGAAGTACAATATGAACCCTGCAAGTATTGTGGAGCTAAGAGAGTTCTGAATCCAAAAACAGGGAAAGTATTTTGCAGTGATAAATGTTGGTTAAAGAACAAAAAGTGAACAAGCAACCCATACAACTAGCCTCCCAAATAGCAGGAATCTCTACCAGAGTAGATGGCAGTTTGAGCATCAGAGTATCCACTCAAGAACTCACAGCCCAAGAAACTCTCCAATTACTCCAGTACAGGGGAGCAGTAGGCTGGTTTATGTTCAAAGAGAATCAATTTGATGAAAGTGAAGTCCCCAAAGAAGACGCCAACTTTGAGGGCAAGTCCCCAAGTATTAGGCTACGAGGAGTTATATATCGCTATTGGGAGCAAGAAAAAAAAGAACAGTACCCAGACTTTGAACAATTCTACCGCAGTCAGATGGAGGGGATCATCACGCAGTTCAAGGAAAAGCTAGATACTTGACAAAATTAAAGAGCTATGATTTAATATATTCAGAACATTAAAATCCCACGAAGCAAAATCATACAGCAGTTCGTTGGGTTAAATTGCTCTGGATTACGCCTCCCTAAATTCCCACCAGTCAGTCAGGAGGGTAGCTGTCAACAGTTGTGCTAGACACAAGGAAGGGACAGCGAGGTCACCGAGTCCTAGAGTGAAACATAAACTAATACAATGAAAATCTATTCTCCCTATTCAGGGAAACAAATCAAAAAAATGGACACCATACTAGAAGCCATCAAACAATGGTTCAAAGATGCCGGAAAAGCAGTTCTCGCCTCACTAGTAGCTTGGACTATCTTCTGGCTTATTTTACTAGCCATCGTTGATTACTAATAAGATAATTGACTACTAATGACTAAAGCAGAAAGATACATCACAGAACACTTTGGAGACGAGGGCTTGGAGATCATAAAATCCCACAAAGAAACCTTCATCAGAAAACAACTAATGAAACACCTCACCAAAGCACCCATAAGAGGATTTACTTACAGGGAAATAGGAAAGGTAGCAGGAGTATCTGCTCAAAGAGTTTATCAAATAATCAACAAGAAATGAATTACGAACGCATAATTATCATCACCATAGTAGCAGTCTTAGTTTCCTTCCTCGTCTATAAGATGTTTTGGGAAATAATGGATTATAGACAGCGAGATATTACCAGAGAAACTAAACAACAGAATCAGTCATTTATGACCAACTGTTATAGGCACGAACTCTCAAATTGGAAACAATGTAAAGACAAGCTAGACGACCTTAATAATTCTCCTTATAGAGGAGGCCATATTAACCAAATAACTAAATAGAGATGGGTAGTATAAGGGGTCAAAATCACAATCCATATATTCGAGGTAAATATGCCCATGTAAACAAAAATGATATTGTATTTACTCCAGATTGGCTTGCTAAAAAGATATGTTCAATGTTTCTAATAGGTGGAGAAGTGCTAGAACCTTGTAAGGGGGAGGGGGCTTTTATGTCTTATCTTCCCCATAATACTCAGTGGTGTGAAATAGCGGAGGGTAGAAACTTCTTTGATTTCAATAAGAAAGTTGATTGGATAGTTACTAATCCTCCTTATTCAGACTTCAATAGGTTTCTTCAGCTATGGGTTCTTTTTTTATTTTTCTATCATATATGGAGAAGACTATATTAGGATAGTCGGGTGAGGTGCAAACTCTTAAAATTCGACCTTTAGGCAGCTGTGCACCGAGGGGTTCAACTTCCCCTCCTATCCATAATTAAATCAAATATATGGACAAGTACACGGACAGAACTGGTGATAGAAAATTCTTCACCATTATACCAAATTGCGTAGTAAATGGCTCAACCGCCTACGAGCAAGCACTCTATCTGGTAATGAAACGAATAGCTGGAGAAACCGGTACTTGACTCTTTTGATTTAGCGGATAATGTAGTCTTTCTTGTTCCAGTAGCAAAAATAATGAAATCTATGGGAACTTTAAAACAAGTATTTGATTATGGTGGGATAGTTTCCTGTCATTTTATTGGAGGAGGAAAAGCGGGGTTTCCATTTGGATTTCCTGTTGGAGTATATCATTTTAAGAAAGGATATAAAGGAAAAACAACTTTTATGGAATTGCAAACTAATCAAGATAAATTATTTTAAATCATCTATTAACTAAACACCTATGAAACTATCTAAACAAGAGAAAGAAATGGTAAAATGCTTTGATGAGGAATTTGTCCACGATAGAAGCTGGGCTATTCACGATTGCGGAAACTGTGTGCAACCAAAGGAGGTCAAAGCCTTCCTCCTAAAAGAAGTAAGAAAAGCAGAGAAGCGGGGGAGGAAGGAAGAAGCTAAAAAATATGGAGATTTTGTAGTCTTAATGAACGAGATATTATTAGAAGAAAATAATCCAAAGTTAAGTCATCTTAAATCCCTAATAAACAATAAATAACTAAGAACAATGAGTAAAATTAAAATCTAACCAACCAACTAAATAACTAAATAAATTAAAATAATGGGTGATATAAGTAATAAACATTTTGAGGAACAATTAAAGGAAGAAAAGATCAAAATAATTTCTAGGAAGGAAATGGCTGAAGAACTTATTACTATTGATAAAAGGCTTGGAATAATGGGACAGGAAATGAAAACTCATTATAAGCTTCCTAATCATTATGAACTTATTAAAGATGCTAGTAAGATTCTGGTTTGTGTGATACATGACTTAAAAAGGATTCATCATTTAAAGATGATGATTATTGATAAGGAGAAAGCCAGAAAGACAAATAAGATACTTGCTAAAAGGAAGAAAGAAAAGATGGCTATTATGGGGAGTAAATTGCCTAAAATACCTAAAGGTCCGTATCATGTTAAAAAGAAATAAAAGATGCTAATATAGATAAAGGTTCTAACGCAAAAGTTGGGGGGCTTTTGCGTAACCTACATTTTTAAAGACAAATATGGGTAAATATGATGTACCAGAAGTAGATGCTCCTGAAGTAGATCAGTTAATAGCTGGTGTTAAAGTTAGGAAGGAAAGAAAAAAAGTAGTTTCTAAAATTAATGAAAAGGAATTTACAGAGAGGCAGTTTTGGCTGGATCTTATAGAACAGTTAGAAGAAAATTTATATGAATATATTAAAACTAATAATTATGAAGAAGTAGGTAAGAATGAAAAGGAGAGTGAGGATATGACAATAAGATTAGGAAGGACTTATCTTTTGACTCCTCATGAACTAATAGAAAAGGGAAGCAGCTATTTTGTAAAGTGTATTCATAAAAAGATGCCTATTACTATGGGAGGTTTAGCTATGTCTTTGCGTACTACTACTGCACAGCTTAATAGGTATGTCTGGGGTGAGATTGGTAAAAATACTATCAAAGCTAAAGCATTTAATCATATAGTGTCTCAATTAAGAGGATTTGTAGAATTGTTTTATGAAACTAAGGCTCATGGAGGAAGATCACATTTTTATATATTTGCTCTGAAAAATATGGGTTGGAAAGATAAACTGGAAATTGAAGATACTGGAAGTGAGAAAGTATTTGAAATAGATACAGTTAAAAGGATTCAGGCTCATTTCAAAAGCCTGAATTTAATTCCTAAAAAATCTAAAAATGTTAAAAAGAATGAGAGAAAAGTTTAGTTTGATTTGGGAGTGGCTTAAATCTCTATTTAAGAGAAATAAAGATGACGAGGATATTGAGATTTGAAAAAGAAGATAAGGAAGTTTTTATATCAGAAAAAACAGCAGAACAGATAGAAAAGGCTTTTCAGGAAAGGAAAGTGGATAAGGTAGAAATTGGGGGGAATAAGTATGGATTTGATGATATTAAGATCAGTCCTACCATTCACTCTTCTCTAGTGGAAAAGAAGGTAAGTAAGCAGAAGGAGTTTGATAATATAAGGAAAAATTTAAGAGAAAAAGGTGTTCTATGAGTGCTATAAATCTCTATGAAAAATTAGAAAAAGAAGCTAAAGCTATAGTCAGGAAAGGAGATAAGAAAAAGCTCAAAGAGTTCTTCCAGAAATTTGAGAGTTTTGATCATTTGGTGGCGAAGTGTATATTGTGGGGGCATATCTTTATTCCTGAGTATTTTTCAGAGCCTTCTCCCGATTTCCATTTTGGAATAGTTAAGAAATTCTTTTCTAATGTTAATGAATATACTGCTTATCCTAGAGGCTTTGGTAAAACTACAATGATACAGGCTTGTATCTGTTTTTCTGTTGTTAATCACTTAGACAAATTTATCCTGGTTATTGAAAAATCTTTTAATGAGGCTAGTGAAGTATTAGAAAGCATAAGAAATGAATTTAGAGATAATGACACTATTGTAGAAGTTTATGGACAATTAACGAAGGTTTCTCCTAGAGGGGTAAGAGATGATAGAATTAAAGATGCGGAAGGAGATTTCTTTATTAATGGTATTAGGTTAAGAGCTAAAGGATTTGATGCTCCAGTTAGAGGTATAAAATCAAGATATACCAGACCTACTAGGATAATCTTGGATGATATTGAAAGTGATGAACATATTGAGAATGATGAACAGAGAAAGAAATATCTAAGAAACTATCTAAGAGGTGTTATTCCTGCTGTTGCTCCATCAGGAGGAAATTTAAAAGTATTTGGAACTATTCTGCATGATGACTCTTTGTTAAATACATTGATTAAGAATCATGATGGAGAAATATTCAGGGCTTGGAATAAGGATAGGAAGTTATTGTGGGTTAATTATTGGACAGTTGAAAGATTAGAGGAAAAGAGGAAAGAGATGGCTATTGAGGGAAGAGGAGATGCTGCTTTTCATCAAGAGTATTTTAATGAACCTGTACCAGAAGATGATCAGGAGTTTAGAAAGAGTATGTTTAGGTATTTTAATGATTACCAGCTCAAGCATAAGATAATGAAGAATCCCTACAAGGCTTTTATTGCTCTTGATCCTGCTATTTCTAAAAAGAACAGAGCTGATTTTACAGCATTGGTAGCAGTCCTGGTTAATCAGTTAAATGAGTTCTATATAGTTGAGATAATAAGAGAAAGATTTAATCCAATAGAAACAATTAAAGCTCTTATTGCTATGTATGAGAGATGGAAGCCAGAGAAGGTTGGAATAGAAACTGTATCTTATCAAAAGTCTTTGGTATATTTTATAGATGAAATTAGAAAGAAGAAGAGTTCTTTGTGGGATATTAACATTCATGAGTTGAAAGTAGATTTAGACAAAGAAAGAAAGATAAGAAGTTTGCAGCCCAGATATGCAATAGGGAATGTATATCACAGGGAGAATAGTGAAACTACTAGACTGTTAGAAGAAGAACTGTTAAGATTTCCTAGAGGAGCTACAGATGATGTAATTGATGCTCTGGCAAGTGTAATGCAAATGGCTGTTCCACCCAGAAAACCTGTTGATTCTGGATACAGGGGTTTTAAGGAAAGAAGAAGAAAAATACATAGACAAGTTGCTTACTAGACTTAAAAAATTAATATAAGTATAATGCCTTTAGGAAAAGGAGTTCGCTATAGAGTTAGGCAAACATCTAAAGGACCTGTTCGTTTAGCTTTTAAAGGAAATAAGGTAGTAGAAGCTAAAAATCTGAAGAGTGGCAAGACTCATATTCCTAGTGAGTTTGCTAAAGAAAGAAAAAAAAGAGCAAAGAGAAAAGAAAAAAAGAGAGGTTATAGGGAAAGAAAAATAAGTGATATGTCTTAATTCATAATTTGAATATATGGCTTTTTGGGGTAGAGTAAAAAGTATTCTATTTGGAGTGCCTGAAGAAGAAGAAAAAAAAGATTGGAAAGCTCTTAAAAGAGGAAGTTTAGAAAGTAGAACTGATTTAGATAAAGCAATAGAAGTACAGAAAAGAAAAAGGGAACGAAAGATTAGTAATATGCAATAAAAATGCCAAGACCAATAATAAAAGAAGTTGTGAATGAGAAAGAGGTGGAAAGAGAAGTTCCGCCTTATAATCCTACTCAAAAACAAATTGAGGTTATTAATCGGGCTTATCTTAGATTTAATGATATGAAGGAAGAGAGAGATAAGTCTAGGAGAGAATTTGATGGAAGAACTCTTACTGAATATGTAAAAGATAATCAAGATGCTTATAATGGAATAGTGCCTGATGATGTTAGAGATTCTAAGCAGGACTGGCAATCTCTGATATTTGATAATAAGACTAGAGGTAAAGTCAAAGCTATTATTTCTCTAGTTGTAGCACAAGTTCCTTATTTAAGTATAATTGGAGAAACAGAGAAAGATCATGAATACGCAAGAGATATGTGGGATGTATTTGATTTCACTCATAGGAAAGAAATGGGAAGTTATCAAACATATAAACAGTCTTTATCTTGTTCAGTTAAAGGAACTGTTATAGTTGAAGAATATTATGAGGAAATTAAAAAGAAAATAAAGGAGATTACAAAAGTAGATCAATCTACTGGAAAAGTTACTTCAAAGAAGAAAACCATAATTGAAGGAGGAGCTGGTAGTGTTAAAAGTAGAATTTTTCCTTTGCTTTTATTCTATCCCAATGAGAATTATGCTGAGATTAAAGAAGACTGTTGTACTCTAAGCTATATGACAATGGAGAGGTTTTTAGAAAAGTATGGTCATTATGAGTATTCTAAATATGCAGGAGAAGGGGTTAAAGAAGGAGAAATAGACCAATTAGAGTATAAGAGTATTGATCAGGATAAATTGAATGTTATTGAGATATTGAAATATTACAATGAGATCAAAGATGAGTTCGTTATACTTGCTAATGGAGTCTGGCTAAATCCTCAAGGAGAAAAGGATGATGAAATTTGTCCTCTTCCTTATCATCATAAGAGACTTCCTTTCATTAAGACAGTATATGAACTGGCTGATGAGGAGTGTTTTTATGGGAAGGCTATGCCTGATCTTATGGCAGGAGAGCAGGAAACTATCAATGCTATTCTAAGAATGATGATAGATCAGGAAATATTGTCTATTAATAAGCCAATTGTTCTTGGTCAGGGAGCAGAACTTGAGAGTTATAATTTATATCCTGGCAAGGTTACAACTATTACAGAAGATGCTAATCAGATGAAGGAGATTGATATTAGTGGGGCGGAACAGAGTTCCTTTGCTTTATTAGAATTTCTTTCTAAGAGAGCTGATGTCAATACTTCTATTGATCCTAGTACGCAGGGAGTACATCAGGGGAGAAAGACTGCTAGGGAAGCTATAATTTTAGATGAGAACGCTAAGAGAATGGCAGTGACTTTTAGAACTTTTATATATAAGTTGATTATTGAGAGAGCTGAAATTAGAATTTCTAATATATGTCAGTTCTATAGAGATCCAATTCAGTATGAGGTGTTAAAAGACTATTACGGAGAGCCTGTGAAGGATGTGAGAGGGAAACAGATTAAACAGCCAAAGTATAGACAAATTCCTATTGTTGAACAGGGCAAAGGACCAAGATGGATCACAATGAGTCCTGAAATGTGCAGAGCTAATTATTTGGTACGATTAGAAGAAGATGTAGAGAGACCGCTTTCTCAATCTACAAGAATGGAGATAGCAAGGGCAATTCTTGATGAGGCTAAAGAGAATCCTCTCTTAGATGCTGATGAAGCTACAATTAAATATATATTGGCATGGGGAGAAAATCCTGATAGATTATATATAAAGCAGAAGCCAGAAGAAGCAGAAGCTCAGAGAGCAACCGAAAGGGAAGTTGCTGCTGCTTCAGGAGGGGCATCTCCAGCAGGAGGAGGAGGTTATAACTTAACCAAAGATATTGTATGAGAAAGTATTTGAAATCAAAGTTAGTGGATTTATTATTGTGGTTATTAGAAAAGAGAAGTTATCATAGAGTTAATGAGATGGAAGTAGCTAGGATGTTTAGATTTATGGCTAATTCTCCAGAGCTTAGAAAGCTTCCCCGTTATTTTGATCAATGCAGCGAAGCTTACAAAAATAGATTCTTGTATTCACAAGATCCGTACTTTAAAGGGATGATAATGGTTTCAGTTCTTATGAGAGAGAAGCTAAACAATATTAAAAAGGAGGAGAAAGAGAAGGAAAAAGAGATAGAGAAGAAGGGGAAGGAGGACAAAAAAAGACGGATTCATAAAAAGAGTGTAAATTATTAAAATAACAACAATGAAAGAGAAAAAGGAAAAAATAGAGAAAGAAAAAGAGGAAAAACTAGAGGAAGAAAAAAAGAAAGAAAAGAAGAAAAAAGAAGGAGAAGAAACAATTTCTACAGAACAGCATAATGAAGCTCTTGTGAGGGCAAGAGAAGCTGAGGCAGAGAAACGAGAACTTGAAAAAGAACTCAAATCTCTGAAAAAAAATAAAGGTGTTAAAAAAGTAGAACCTTCTGGAGAGGATGAAGAAGACTTCTGGGAGAAGCAATTAGAAGAAGAGGAGAAGGGTAAGAAGAAGAAAAAGGAAGAGCCTAACTATGATGAAATAATAGATGAGAAGCTAAAGCCTTTTAAAGAGGCACAGAAAAAAAGAGAAAATATTGATAAAAAGGAGAGTAGAAAGGCTTTCTTTAAAGAGCATCCAGAATATCAAAGTGATACTGATGCTTGGAATGAACTTCTTGATGAGATGGATAATTCTATTAATCCAAATTCTTCAGATTCTTACTTTGTCCAACTTGAAAAGGCTCATAGAATTTTACATGGTGGAGGGGAAAGTTCTCTTGAGCATGAAATAACGAAGAAAAATAAGGAAATTGCTGGAGAAGCTTCTGGAGGTGGTGAAGGAGGAAAAGTTCCTTCTGAAAAATCTAAAGAGGATTCTCTAAATGCTGAAGAAAGGCGTGAAGCAAAGAAAATAGGAATTACTGATGAACAAGCCCTCGCTTTGAAAAAGAAACAGAAAGACGGATCAATGAATATTTTTTATCCAATTAATCGTTAGTTAATAAATTAAAAAAAGACAAAATGTTAAAGTTTGCACGCACAGTTGGTGGTGTAGGTAGAAAGCTGGAGTTAGTAGATTTGGGAGTTTCTCAAACTTATGAACTTGGTGATGTTATTAAGACTTACTCTAATGGTGTCGGTGATCTTGGTGCTGCTGCTACTCCTGTTCTAGGAGTAATTGTAGCTTTTGTAAGTGGTGTTAGAGGGGAAGTTATGAAGAGTGCTGAAGTTGTAGCTGGAACTGCTGCTTCAAGTGATTATACTACTGTAACAAGTGATGGTACTAATTCGGATGATTATCGGGCAATTGTTGATGTATCTAAAGATACTGTCTATTCAGCAGAAGTTAGTGGTACTCTTGGTACAACCAACGATTCAAATCTTATAGGATGTAGAATTGATGTTAATTCAGCAGGTGCAGAGTATGGTCAGGTTTTAGAAACAACTGCAACAAGAACTGTTGCCACAACTGCCAATTTCTATTCTTGGGGATTAGATCCAAATGATTCTACAAGGTTAATGGTTTCAATTGCCAGCTCAGAGTGTCAATCTGATGCTAATAGCGAATCCTAAAAAAAATTAATAAATTAAATTAAGTAAATGAATCCAGAAGTACGAGCAACTTGGGGAGATGGATGGATTAAAGGTATAGGTGCGAAATTCGCAGAAGTAGAAAATCAGGCAGATCAAGCTTATTCTTTAGCCATAAATTCTGCTCTAGGAGTAGAACAGAATAGCTATACTCGTCTCTTCAAAGGAAGAAGCTCAACACAATCAAGAGAAACCCTAACCAACAAAACAGGTGTAGGTTATCCTCGGTTTACTACTGAAGGGCAAGACTATGCAAAGGACAGTAGATACCCTGGATACAAGACAGAGTTTAACTTCATTAAGAAGACAAACGCTGTAGAAATTACGGAAGAGCAGAAAGAAGATGTTGAAGATGATTTGAGAGATAAGATGGATGAAGCCAGAGATATTAATGTTGGCTTTAAGATGGAATTTGATAGATCAGCTTTCAGTATCTTTAATTATGCTTTCACAGCACAGGCAAGCCTTCCAGTAGATCTGACTTTTTATGCAGACGGAAAGCCTATGTGTTCAATAGCTCATCCAAGAAAGGATGGGGGTACTGCTCAGTCAAATGCTGACGCAGCAGGTCGAGTGTTAGATGATGATAATATTGAAACTTTGAGACAGCAACTTAGGAGACAACTAGATGATAGAGGACTTCCAATGAATATTGGTTCTGGTTCTGTAATTCTTCTAGTCCCTGATTCACTTGAAAAGAAAGGTAAAGTATTAACTGGTTCTGAAAAGAAAGCAGAAACAGCTAATAACGATCTTAATATTTATCGGGGTGGATGGATGCCAGTAATGTCAACTAAGTGGATTAATAGTCAAAATGGTGGTTCAGATACCGCTTGGTTCTTAATTGATACTATGTATTCTCCTACAATCTTCTATGAAAGAAGGGGAATTAGATCTTCTGTATATGTAGATAATGCTAATAAGAATACTATCTATGATGCTTCCGCAAGATGGCAAGCAGGTAATAAGAACTGGAGAGGTATTGTTGGATCTAAGGGAGATGGTGCTGCTTATTCAGGCTAGTTAATGGGGGAGGATAGTCTCCTTCCCCTTCCTTAATAAATTAATAAAATGAAATGAGTGATATAGCAAACTACCCAGATGGACTATCAAGTTTTGGTCACCCTCTCTATGGAGCTGGTGGGATGCTTGGTCTTGGTCTTGGTAGAAATTTAGGACATTCAGATCAGAGGTGTAATAGTAGAACTCAAGTTTGTTTTGTGGATAAGAAAGCCACAGGAAAAGCTGATGGAACTA